TAATTCAGCCGCTAAACCTGTACCGTCTGCAATTACAAGAGCAACACCAGTTGAGAAAATGTTCAATCTGCTGTTTACTGCACTTGCTGTTACGCCTGCAATACCTGCACCATTAATATCACTAACAACATCTGCTAATGCTGTGCCTGATGCTGTAATTGTGTTACTATTAATAGTTAAAGTTTTACCACCTGTTACAGTTGGATTGCTTGTTGCCGCAACTGCTGTTGGCCAACTTGCCTGCCATGCGTCAGTTCCAACTTTAACCCAAGTACCACTTGTGTTTTTGTAGTACGTTTTGTTAATTGTAGTTGTTGCCACTGTTGCATAGTCACCAATTTTACCAACTGATGCTAAAGGAATACCAGTTGCTTGTCCGCCTACTAATTTAGTTGCGTCTGTAATTACTGTTGGTGTTTTTAATGTAAATGTTTGACCACCTGTTGCTGTAGCAGGATTGCCATTCCATTCAAAAATGCCCATTCTACTAATTTGCGTATCAAACCAGTAAGTTCCATCAGCCGGATCAGCCGCTGGTGCATTCGCAGTTGCTTGAAGTTCGTTCAAGTCAATGTCTGCTCTTACAACAAAAGCTCTGTTGGAAACTCCTAAGTATGAGTAAGCCGCTTGTAGTCCATATTCATTAATCTCTGATCCATGAATTGGATTGTTGTTGTTATCTGTATAAAACAAAGGATCTCCGAAAGTTTCGGATAAATCTCTTTGTGATGTAAGCAAGAACGGAACTCCAGCGTTTGCTTTCGTTGTTCCCCTTGCTGTACCTGTGCCACTTGCGTTCGCTTTATCTTGCGCCGTAGCAACAAAAATCATTGGGGTAGTGCCTGGTTCAGCAGGTGTATAGAAACTTTCATCTATAACGCTGACCTGTACTCCGGGTGATACTAAGTTTGCCATATTTGTTCTCCTGTTGAACTTATTATATGTATTTAGCAACGTAGACGTAAAAGTATGCTAAACACCATGTCAAAAAGGGCATCAAAAGGGTAGGTAAATACTAACATGAGACCTTTATGCAAATGCGGTAAAAGACCTGTTGCTGTTAACTACAGAAAAGGCAACAAGACTTTTTATAGAACCAAGTGTGATGTATGTATTCGCAACAAGGGCAAAGAACTGGGTGAACCTAAGTGGTACCAAGCAGGTTATAGACAAAAAACACATTGTGAGAAGTGTAACTTTAAAGCCACGTTTAGAGAACAAATGAGAGTGTTTCACATAGACGGTGATCTAAACAACAATCGTCCAAGTAATATGAAAACTATCTGTGCTAACTGCCAGATTGCTATGCAGAGAGAAGGTTCCCGCTGGAAACAAGGTGATCTTGAACCTGATTTTTAAGATCTAACAACGTACCGTTATTATCAATAGTGTGTGTAAATTTTGTGTGTGCCCATGCCCATTCAGATGCATGTACATCTTTGGGTTCAACACCAACATCTTGATATATTCTAAACCAAATAGGATCCTGCCCACGTTTTACACGCCAAACTTGTCCACCAACTTCATATAGCATTTTTGCTTCATTTGGAAAACGTACATCTGGAATAACAAAGTGTGTATTAGGATTATCAATAATATGCTTTTTAGTAAGGCTTACCCAGATACCATCATAGAAGCCTTCACGCATACATTCTGTACCAAATTCTTGTAGTACAAGTCTTGGAGTAATTTCTCTACCAGTTTCCTGCGTCCAATATTGATCTACTTGCTCACGCCATGCTCTTGATTTGTCAGTTTTGCCATCAAGCAGTTCTCTATCCCAACTGAACATAGATGCTACTGCGTCTTTAAGTTTGTCAGCAAACGATATTTTTACAAAGTTATGGTTATCTATTAGATTTTGAGCGACTGTGTCTTTACCAGATCCGATTAATCCGCAAATGCCTATTAGCACAAAGAATACTCCTCTATAAGTTTAATTTAAGTTATAGTATAGTATAAATTTATGCTTTTGTCAAGTACTTTTTAACCAATACTGAAACCGTAGCCTTGACCACCTGCAACCTGTAATTTTAGATCTTCTTCAAGTTTGTCCATTTCGGCTTGTGCTTCTGCTTTGAGTGCATCACCATTAAGTGTTGATCCACCCTGTGGTCCTGCGATTGTGGCAAATTTACTTCTTGCTTCTCCAAGCATAAACTTACATTTAGCAAGTGTATAATCTTTGATCCACTGCTTTGCAAGATAGTCTGTAAGTATTTGGAAGTCTGGTCTGTAGTTGTATGCTTGTAATAATACCTGTTCGCCTGTTCTTGGTCTTTGTAGAACAGTTAATTTTTTAGTTGCTGTGTTCCAAGTAAATTCAATAAATGAACCAAACATTCTTCCTACAAGTTCTTGGTAACCAGCGAATAGATTGTATGTTGCTAAACCACCCATGTTAGAACTTGATAACAAGTAAGTGTTTGTGTATGCTAAATTGAATGGCTCAAATAATGTTCCACCATCTCCGCCACCTGTTCTTGATCCAATTGAACGTCTAAACATCTGTCTAACTTCTACTACTTCATCTGGTAGTGTATATTCATTCTGGTCAAGTACCAACTCAAGAAACATATATGACTCTTCAACAGAATTATCACTTCTTTGACGGAATTTGTCAAATGATGCTTTGATTGCTATTTCGTAATGTTCTGGATCAAGTTCAACATCAACCATGCCTCCGCCAAGCATAGCGTTTACATAATCGAATACTTCTTGTTTTGCTGTTGTTATATTGGCCATAATCTTTCGTCTCCATTAGTATTTATGCGTTCGATAAATACAAGTACTATGCCGAGAATAAGTTTATATAAACCCGAGAAGGGCAAAGACTACGATTTCCTTGATAAGACTATTACAGAGATGTTTACAGTCGGGGGAACCGACGTTTTTGTACACAAATACTTAGGTCCTAAAAATCCTGATGAAGCAGATGCTACACCTTCTGCTCCAAGATATGATGCTGTAAAAGAAACTAATATTCAAGACATGCTTTTCATGGAAAACCGTGATAGAAAGTATGATCCAGATATTTACGTTTTGCGTGGGATCTACAATGTACAAGATGTTGACTTTGATATGAGTCAGTTTGGTTTATTCTTAACCAACGACACATTGTTTATGACTATTCCAATCAACTATAGTGTAAAAACACTTGGTAGAAAAATTATGCCAGGTGATGTATTTGAAATGCCACACTTAAAAGATGAACATGCATTAAATGATTACCAAGTAGCACTAAAACGTTTCTATGTAGTTGAAGATGTAAACAGAGCGGCAGAAGGATTTTCACAAAGTTGGTATCCACACTTGTACAGAGTCAAGATGAAGCAAATTGTTGACTCACAAGAGTTCAAGGATATACTTGATTTACCAACAGAAGAAGGTAGTTCACAAACATTACGTGATGTACTTTCTACATACGATAAAGAAATGCAAATTAACGATGCTATTCTTAATCAAGCAGAAGCAGACTCACCAGAATCTGGTTATGATACAACTTCATTATACACATTACAAACAGATGCACAAGGTAAACCAGAACTTGTAACTGCCGACGAAGCAACAATTGACGCAAGTGTTAATGCAGGAAACTTAGATGCAAGTAGAGTAAATCAGACACCAGACAGAGAAGGTTACAGTGGTTACTTACTTGGCGATGGTATTCCACCAAATGGAGAAGCATTTGGACATGGTATAGGTTTCCCAACAAACACAGCAAAAGGTGATTACTTTTTAAGGACTGATCTTATGCCAAATAGATTGTTTAGATTTGACGGACAACGTTGGGTCAAAATGGAAGATAAAGTACGTATGACATTATCTAACAAAGATAATAGAAATACACATAAAACTGGATTCATTAATAATACTAATTCAGGAACCATTGCTGGTGAAACTATTCCAGAAAGACAAAGTTTAAGTAAAGCAATGAAACCAAAGGCGGATAATTAATGAAACACAATGTAGCAGGATTAATTTTTGGAATTTTAGGTGTAATTTTTTTAGCAAAAGATATGGGTATGCATGGGAATAGTTTATTTGGTGTTAGTGAAATGACATGGATGTGGTTTACAATGGCAGTTGTACATTTCTTCCTTAACGATTGTGGGTGTAAAAAATAATGCAACATTTTTATGATGGACAGATAAGAAGATATATTACTCAGATGATTAGACTCATGAGTAATTTTTCTTACAAAGACGGTGACGGTAAACTTACACAAGTTCCGGTAATGTACGGAGATATTACACGTCAGGTTGGTCATATTCTTAGAGATAACAGTGAAAACAAAATTCCAAGTGCGCCACGTATAGGTGTTTACATTACAGGATTAGAATTAGATAGAGATAGACTTGCAGATGCTTCATTTGTTGGTAAAGTACACTTGCGTGAAAGAGATTATGACGAAACAAATAACGAATATTTAAACACACAAGGTAAAAATGTAACAGTAGAGCGTTTAATGCCTACACCTTACAAGTTAACTGTTTCCGCTGACATATGGTCAACTAACACAGAACAAAAATTACAAATCATGGAACAGATATTAATGCTGT